AACGACCAGGAGGTATGCTCGCATAATGGCTACGTTTCCTTCAATAAAACCTACATACGGACAACAAAAAAGATCCGCACCAAATACTAGAACAATTCGTTTTGCTGATGGGTTTGAACATAGAATATTATTTGGATTAGCAGAGCATCAAAATCCAAAAGTTTATAATTTCACTTTTAACGTATCAGAGACAGAAGCAGATACTATAGAAACCTTCCTTGATGCCCGTGCAAACGATAGTGCCAGCTTTGATTTTGAAGCACCTGGAGAAACTGCTGCACAAAAATTTGTTTGCGAAACTTGGAATAAATCTATACCTTATAACAATAGAGCTACAATACAGGCAACATTTAGAGAAGTATTTGAACCATGAGTACTGCTCCGATTATTACTGATC